AAGGCGCTGTCCCAGTCGCCTGGGGATTGCTGATGACACAACACGACGTTCTTGTACCATGGCGCGATCCATCTCCAGCTCGACCAGTGCGACAGGAGACCATAGACTCGAGGGTGGCCGATCGCGCCGGCGAGATGAAGGGCCGCGGTATCGCAGCTGACGATCGTGTCCATCTCCATCATCAGCTCGGCACACTCGCGAAAGGTCGCGAACGCATGAGTCTTCACCCCGAGTCGCTCCGCTTCCTCAGCTCCCTGGATCTGAACGCTGTGAATCTCAAATCCGGCGAAGTAGCTCACCAGATCCTCGAGAGGGATCTCTCTTGGGTAGTCGCCCTGGCTCGCCTTGCCAACGCTCCATGCCACCCCCACCTTACGAGGGCCAGACCTCTGCCACGGCCGATCGAGCTTGATGTAGGGGCTCGAGTCGACGCGCTTAGGGTCGACTCGCAGCATCCTGAGAAGATGGAGAATCGGGACGAACAACTCGCAGTTGCCTGCGTCCTCCAATTTTGTAACCGTAGGAGCGAACTGCTCTGCCAGGGATCGCATCTCGGGCGGCACCCACAGCGTGATCTCGGTGCCCATGGCCTCAAGCTGGGTGACATACCTGAGGCACATGATCGTGTCGCCGTGGCCGTGGGCATGCATCACCAATATCCTGCGGCCCTTGATGCTCTCTCCCCGCCACGGCTCGAAACCAGCGCAGATCGCCTGATGAACCTGAGGGCGCATGAACGGCAGCTCTTGCTCGCACTCCCAGTACTCGGCGAGACCGTCGCTCCACCTCCCGCTGGCGAGCATGATCATGGCACGATTGAATCGCGCCCGCTTCGTATATGCCAAGGCCAAGGTCGCGTCGGCCGCCGTCAGCGCTTCCTCGAGGCGATTCGACCGGTAATGCTCCACCGCGGCGTTGAAGGACACGAGATACGCGTCGATGTCGACGGTGATGTCCTGGCGCACGTCACGGCGCCCGATCGGGATACCAAGATGATGAACCATCATGTTGTCTGGAATATCGATGGCGATGCCGTTCTCGCCTCTCACCTCGAGAACCTCCCCTTGTCGTGTCAACCCGCGCCACCCGTACTCCGTCTTCTCCGCGAAGACAACCGGGTCGAGCTGCGGCAGGTCGTCGATATAGCCTTCTATCTTGGCTCGCATACCGCTTCACTTCCAAGTCGGCGTGAGCCACGCCACGGCGCTAGGACTGCGCAGCGCCCACGAGACCGGCCATCGCATCTTGATGGCTACGCTGGCGGTCTGGAACAAGCTTCGCTCCGGCCCGGTGGTGCCAGGCAGTCCCGGGCTCGTGTCATCCATCACCAAAGCCGCCGCGTTGCTCGTCTCGATGTCTGGCGCAGGGCTCAAGGCCGACACCAGACCGTTGGCTGCTACCATCATCAGGTCGTTGCCCATCGCTGGGGTGCCGAGAAATGTCACGATATTGCTAGGGTCGGTGGCATATCGCGCCTGAGCCGCTATGACGCGGCCGGGAGCGGCGATGAAAAGATAACGACCGGCTCCGCCGACGACTGCGACGGCGTTCATCAGGGTCGCGAGATCCTCTATCGCCGCCTCGAAGAAGTCTGTCTGGGCGCTCGGCGTGAGAGCAGCGATGCCGTTACGAAGACCCGCGGGGCGCGCCGCGGTGGCGGGATTGGAATCGAATAAGACCGCGTCAAGCGCCATCCCCGCCGCCGCGACGAGAGCGTCTCCGATCATCCGCTCGGCATTTGACGAGTCGATCATCTCCTGAGTCAAGGCGGCGATCGCGGCTAGCTTGTAAGGAAGCAGCACGGCCGGCGTGGCGACGAGCTGCTTCACCGGAATGGGAGTGCCCTCCGCGACGAAGCCGGCATTCCCCGCGGCGGGAGTGAAGCCAGGCGCGCTGATCTGGCCGCGGCCGGTGAGGATCAGGACGCTGCCGGCCTGCAGCGTCTTGGCTCCGGCCGACATCGGCGCGAGTGCCGCGAGGCTGTCGTCGACGAACTTCTGCATCAGCTCCGCGGCCCATCCTGCGACGCTGGTCATGGCCGGGTTCGACGCGGAGCGGACTACCATGTCGAGGATCTTGTCGTTGGGCCAGCACTCAGCGACGACCTGAGCGAGAGGCTTCCCGCTGCGCTGGGCCTTCACCTGCGCCGCGATCATCCGCAGAAACTTGTTACCCGCCACGATCTCATCGCGACGAAACGTCTGCGGCTGAAGCGAGGTTCTCTCCTCGCGACTGATCTGCATCTCTATCTCCTCATGTCGCTCATGCGGCAAAGTCGTTGTACCAGAAAATGATCAGGCCGCCGGGATTGCCGGGATTGCCCGGGCTGACCGTCGTGCCGTCGACGCCGCTCGCCAGCACGTTGCGCCCACCTGCTCCCGCCTGGGCTCCCCCAAGGTCAACTGACTGGGGACCAGAGTTGAAGTAATAGATTGGCGCTCCCGCAATACCAGATTGACCAGTTTTGTTGATATCGCCGCCGGTCGCTGTTCCACCGGCAGTGCCCTGCGAATTAAACGTTGTCGATCCGTTGGTTCCGTTTGCCGTCAGAGTGGCGATCGTCTGGGTGCCGCTAGCAAGCGTCGATGCGCCACCGTTACCTCCAGCACCGGTTGTCGCTACACCAGCCGCACCGCGCGTGTAGGTGAGCGTGTTGCCAGGCGTGAGCCCGGTCAAGAACTTCTCGAGGTAACCCGGAGCACCAGTTCCAGGCGTTCCACCTGTGTAACCATAACCGGTGGTGCCACCCGCGCCGGATGCGCCTGAGCCGCCCCACATTCGCACCCATGCACGAGTGGCAAGAGGTGGGATGGTGATGGTCGACGTACCCGGCAGATACGTCGTGGCTATCAGCTGGCCGCCGTGTGTGGTCGGCGCCTGGGTGCTCTGGGAGAACTGCGTCTCGCACCAGTAGCCGGTCGTGTCGCTCTGGTAGGTCCCGAAGCTCTTTGCCGTGATCGTTCTATCGGCTGCGCCGAGCAGACTGATGTTCAGCGGGTCGTGGTGAAGAACGATCGACTTACCGGCGTCGGGTAAGAACTCCACCCGCTTCGTGATGACGACGATGTTGCCCTTGTCGTCGGGCTGGCCGCCGTTCGCAATTCCAAAACTTGAGATCGTACCCGAGCCGGTGATGACTACCCGGTTGGTGTCGACCGCGTTCGACCCGGTCCCGCTCCCGAGAATACCTACATCTGACGGGTCGTAGTCAGGGTTAGTCGGGTCCCAGGTATCTCCCGGCGCGATGACGACCGTCGCCTGAGCCGGCAACGCGACCACCGGGCTGTCGCCGAACGCGGCACGAAACGGCGCGACCATCTCGCATCACCCGATGAGGGCCGAGACGTCGATCACCGCCTGCCGCAGCGGCGCGACCCCGACCGCCATGGCCAGCGCCACCATCCCGTCTATTCGTCCGGTCGAGCGCTTCTTGCTCAGCTTGCGGTTCGACGAGTCGTTGCCCTCGATCACCGAGTTGCCGCAGCACATCGCCAGCACCGGATGATTAGCGTGAGCGATCTGCCTCTCAAGGATGAGGCTCTCGAGCTCGCGGAGGGCCGGGCTCATGCTGGCCGTCCCTTGGCCGAACTCAACCCACCTCTCCTCGATCTGCTTCTCGGTGAATCCCGCCTGGATGAGCCAAGGCTTGAGATGGCGCATGTTCCACCTGTCGAAGGCGATCTTCCTGACGAGATGTTTATCGAACAGGTTCTCCTTGAGGTACCGCGCCACGTAGTCGTAGCTCACGGAGGCCGTGGGCGTACTGAGGAGATACCCCTTGTCGGCCCACATGTCGTAGGGAACCCGGTCTGCCTTGGCCCGCTCCTTCAGCCCCTTGCCGGGGAGCCAGAACGTGGGCACGACGTGCCAGACGCTGCCCACCTTGCTGATCACGACGAGAGCCGTGAGATCCGCCACCTCGGAAAGGTCCAGGCCGCAGTACACCTCGCGGCCGCGAAGGTCATCTACCGGAGTCCCGCACTCCTTCCAGTCGGTCGGGGCGATGAAGTGATTCACCGCCTCGATCCGCTGGTTCAGGATCAGGTTACGGTACTCGGCTTCCCTCGAGGGCATCCGCCTGGCGTCCTCCGCCATCGCCCTGACCTCGACGGGATTGAGGAAGTCGCCGATCGCCGGGTTGGCCATCAGGATGGTATCGTCGTCGAACGGATCAAGATCCACGCTCGCCGTGTAGAGGCTGCAGATCACCCGCGGGTCTTCCCCGGTGAGAGCATCGTCGATGAGGATGCTGAGAAGGTCTCCCTCGGTAGGGGCCTGCGTCGAGATGACGATGCTCAGGGGCTCCTGCTGGGCTCCGGTCGCCGTCTCCAGCGCCTCGTACAGGTTCGAGCGTGGCCCCCGGACCTGCCCTAGCTCGTCGTGGACGATGAAGCACGGGCTTAAGCCGAAGGCCGTCGAGGCCTCGGCCGACAAGGCGCGGTACCTGGTCCCCAGCTCCGGGCAGAACAGCTCCTTGGTGCCGTCCTTCACCACCACCACGGCGTGGAGGGCAGGGCTCATTCGCACGATCTTGGCAGCCAGGCTGTAGATCAGCCCGGCCTGCTCGCGGCTCTGCGCCGCCGAGTACATCTGGCCGTTGAGGCGGTACTCAGGGCCGCAGAGATGGAGAAGGAGAAGAAACGCCGCCAGACTGGTCTTCCCGTTCTTCCGCCCGAAGCTCAGGATCGCCCGGCGGGTACCGTGTCTATTGTCGTAGATCCTGCGGATCTCTTTCTTCTGCCACGTCGCCAGCTTCACCGGATGGCCGATCAGGTGGCCCTCCGGGACGAAGCACATGGTCTCGATCCAATCTATGGCCCTCGCGCCCCGCATCTGAAGCGGAGGGTCTGTCGTTCCACGGTTTTGCGTCTGCGGTTGTCGCCTTGACGACCTTGAATTTTGCTTTCGAGCCATCGATCCTGTTTATGTTGGTGATTCGGAGCTTAGTGCTCAGGTTGCTGATAACTTTGGCCAGCTCTGCCTTCATCTTGATCAGATCGCGAACCTCTCCGTCGAGGGGTTCTAAATATCTACTGTTTGCCGACGAGCTACCCCTGATCTCCCTCAATCTACGGCCGACCTGACGCGAGCTGACGGTGACCTGACATAACTCAGTCAGCATCGTGTGGGTCTCGCGAGGAAACCAGTCCGGCGGCATCCGCTCCACGATAAGTCGCCACTCTATCGCCTCCTCCTCGTCAAAGTCTTCAGGAGGCCCCGATCGCTGGGCCGGAATGAACGGCTCTCTTCTGTCTGCCACGGCTCCCAGCCCCTTGTCGTGGAGCCGGGACAGAAAAGGAACTCCTATGGCCTCCCCAGATACCCTGCCGCGCTGTCGCATCTTGGCCCTTTCACAAGTTATTAAAATTTGCTAATAAGATCAACAAGTTACAGAGGATAACCAATTATAACTTCTTCCACAACTTGGTTATAATCGAGGCCCTCCGTAAGTGAGGATGTGACCGAAGGTGTCAGCATAAGTGTCTGATTTTATTAAATTTCTTGGCTTTTATCTTTTATTTCTTTTTGATCTAAAGTTTTGTAACTTTGTTG